ACCTTCCTAAAGGTAGAGGGAGAAGATGTTCAGCCGTGTGCTACATTTGTTGGAGTTGACCCCGCAACAGATTCTGCTAGGAGAGACAGCGACTTCAGTGTTATTATTGTTGTTGCTGTAACTCCTAATAATAATATATATGTACTGAATTATGAAAGAAGAAGGGGTTTACCAGTACTTGCTATCCCAGGAACTGACCAGAAAGGAATTGTAGATTATATATTTGATTATTCCAATTTTTATAATCCAGGATTATTTACTATTGAAGATACTGCTATGAGTAAACCAGTATTTCAGGCTATTAGAGCAGAAATGAGAAGAAGGAATGACTTTAGTATTGGGTTTAAAGAAGAGAAGCCTGGGAATAGGATGAGTAAAAGAGATAGAATACAGGAGATACTTGCTCAAAGATTTGCTGTTGGACAGATACATTTAAAGAAAACTCAATATGATTTAGAGAGAGAGATTATTACATTTGGACCAAGAATGGCTCACGATGATACTATTGATGCGTTAGCTTATGCGTGTAAATATTCATATCCTCCCATGAATAATATACAAGATAAAAAGGGTAATTGGTCTAAAAATAAACCTAAAGCTAAAAGTTGGGTAGTTGCATGAAGAAAGTACATAAATAGGAGTTAATTATGGGAAATGGAATACCACCAAAGCCACCTTCAATGAAAAAACAGGATGAAGATAAGTTTATTGGTCCTCCAGAACCGCCATTTGATGTAAAAGGGACTGGGTATGATTACAGAACTGCTGAAAGTAATAAAATGAAAGCAGACAAGACTGGTCATTGGGCAAGTAGAGTCCCTTCTGGTAAAGATGAGGGTTTAATATTAAAAGGCAGGGGACATGAGACATATGATAAAACTGTAAGTACTGAAAAAGATATGGGTTATGAAATCTATGAAAAAGATGGAAGAGATTACTCAAAGGCAACCCCAAGAAGAGCAAAATTTGAAGAAATTATATATAATGCTCCTGATGAATTAGCACAAGTAGTCACAAGGCAAGATGGAAGAACTCATCACGCTTTATATACATTTTTAGATAAAGATGATGTAAGAAAATATGTTTCTTCCAATACTGACCAATGGTGGAAACCTAAAGAGTTATCTCATCAAGGGGCTTTGTATAAAAATGCATCAAATCAAGTTAAATCTGGAAATTTTTTATCAGAAACTGACGCTTGGGGTCTTTATAAAGAATTAACTCACACAAGTGTGCAAAAAAGATTTGTAGATAGCATAATGGGTAAAAATTAATTATGGCTAAAATAAAAGCAGCAGATAGAATAAGAGCATTATATAATTCAGCAGATTCCCCTACTAGGTGGCAGTGGAAAAAAGTGAATCAAAAAGGTTTTGAATTTTCTAATGATAACCAGTTATCTCAAGGTGAAAAGACTGATTTAGAAGAACAGGGAATGCCAACATTTACAATTAATAGGATTTCACCAGTAGTTGAGATGTTAAATTACTATGCAACTGCGAACAATCCTCGATGGCAAGCTGTTGGAGCAGAGGGAAGCGATGCAGATGTTGCATCTGTATTTAGTGATTTAGCAGATTATGTATGGCATTTATCTGATGGTGATACAATGTATTCTAATGTTATTAATAATTGTGTAACGAAATCAATTGGATATATGCTTATTGATATTGATGCTGATATGGACGATGGTATGGGCGAAATTGTTATTAAGCAACCAGAACCATTTGATATATTTGTTGACCCAAAATCAAGAGATATCTTATTTAGAGACGCGTCTTTTGTTTTAATAAGAAAGATTCTTCCAAAAAGTCATTTAATTAGTATATATCCAGAATATGCTGCTAAAATTAAAAAAGCATCAAGTGAACATATGAGTTATGATTCAGCTTCTTATAGATCAATGGATGAGAATCAACATGATTTTTATTCTGATGATAGTGATATTTTAGCTATAGACCCAAAAGAAGGTAAAGAAGATGTAGTCCAAGAATATTTTGAATTGTATGAAAAGATAAAAGTACCATTTATAAATGTATTTTACAGAATACCACCAGATGAAAAACAATTAGAACAAATCAATAGTATGGTTCAGGTAAAAATGCAGGAAATGGCTGAAGAAATGAAAGTTCAACTTGCAGAGCAGGAAGCTGAAATGAGAGCTGCTGTGGAATCTGGTGAAATGCTTCCAGAGAGATATGAACTTGAATTAAAGAAAGCGCAAGATATGATGACTTCTCAAATGGAAACCTTTGAGCAGGAATACATGAGCCAATTGCAAAATGAAATATCTAAGGTAGAAAATCAAGTTGTGAGTGAAAAAGAATTTAATATAATGATTAAAGACCCCACATTTGAATCTATGGTTGTTGATACTGTAAAATTTTATGCTAATAGAATAAAACTAACTTGTGTTATTGGGGATACACTTATTTATGATAGAGTATTTCCAGAGGTTATAAAAGATTATCCAATTGTTCCTTTCCATTTTAAATGGACAGGTACTCCATACCCAATGTCCGCAGTTTCTCCTCTTGTAGGGAAACAGCGTGAAATCAATAAGTCACATCAGATAATGGTGCATAATGCATCTTTAGGTTCTTCTTTGAGATGGTTATATGAAGAAGGGAGTCTCGATACGGAGGTCTGGAGTCAGTATTCTTCGTCTCCAGGTGCATTGTTGCCAGTAAGACCTGGTTCCGAGAGACCTACCCCAGTAATGCCCGCTCCATTATCTAATGCCTTTTTCACAATGGTGCAAGAAGGGAAGGCGGACATGGAGTACCTTGCTGGTATTTATGCATCAATGCAGGGGGATACTAAAAGTCAACATGAGACATTTAGAGGAATGTTAGCATTAGATGAATACGGCACCCGTCGTGTAAAACAGTGGATGAAACATAGTATTGAACCAGCTCTTAGGCAGGTTGGAAGAGTAGTAATGCAATTTTGTCAAGCTGCATATACTGCAAATAAACGATTTCGCATTATACAACCATCCGCTTTACAAGAAGATAAAGAACAGGAAATTAACATTCCAATTTATAATGATATGGGAAGAGCAATAGGAAAGTCTATGGATTTATCTACTATGAAAGCAGATGTTCGTGTAGTTGCTGGCTCTACTTTACCAGTTAATAGATGGGCATATCTAGCAGAGTTGAAAGAACTATTACAGTTTGGAGTGGTAGATGATATTGCTGTCCTTGCAGAAACAGATATAAGAAATAAAGAACAAATAGCTCAAAGAAAATCTATGTTAGCTCAAGCACAACAGCAAGTGCAACAGATGGAAGAGGCTCTAAAAGACAGTGAGGGTACTATTGAAACTCTTGAAAGACAATTAGTGCAAGCTGGTATTAAAGGAAAAGTTATGCAGGCTGAAATGGAAATCACCAAACAAAAGGAGCAAGTAAAGGGGGATAGAAAAGATGAATTCAGACAAACTGAAGCTGAGCAGAAACTATTGAGAAATGTAATGGGCAATGAAGCAAGCACTAAGAAAAAGGAATTATCACTAGCTGTAGATGCTGCTAAAAAAGATTTGCAAAATAATAGTAAAGAATAGTAAAATTAAATAACTCATAATGGAGATTAAATGCCAGAAACATTTAGTACTGACAGTAACTCTTTAGGCGATACCCCAGTTATAGAAGAAAAAACTGAACTGGAAAAGGCTGAAGACTCTGAAGTAAATGAATTTTTTGATGCTCTAGATAGAGAAGTAAATGATGTGACATACGATAGTCCATCTAAGTCCGAACAGGCAACCCAGCCAGTTGAGAAAACTCAACAAAGCGTTGGCTCCGATGTAAATACGGATGCTTGGGAAACTGATAGCAACCCATATAAAAAACGCTATTCAGACAGCAGTAAAGAAGCTGTCAGGCTTTCAGAACAGTATAAAGAGGTCGAACCTTTTGTTCCTGTTCTCCAAGCAATGAAAAATGACAGTGGTCTAGTAGACCATGTTCGTGATTATTTGAAAAATGGTGGTACACCTGCTAAAACGATCCAAGAACAATTAAAGTTGGATGAGGATTTCATGTTTGATGCTAATGAAGCGGTTTCAGAACCAGATTCAGACTCAGCAAAGGTGATGAATGCTCATGTAGATTCTATTGTTCAACAAAGAATTGGGCAGGTTCTTGATACTGAAAAGCAAAAAGCAATGGTTGCTAAGAATGCTAACGATAAAAAAGCTGATGAAATAAGATTTCGTGAAGAACATAATATGAATGAGGCTGAATTTGACACAATGGTCAATCAAGCTAAAAATCATACTTTAACTCTTGATGATATTCATTACTTATTAAATCGTGATAAGACTGCAACTAATGTTCGCAATTCTACTCAAGAAGAAATGATGAATCAAATGCGAAATATCCGAACTATGCCTACTAGTAATAGTGAAGCTAATAATATAGGTGAAACTAGAACAACTGAAGAACAGTTGTTTGAATCTATTTTTGGCAACACTTCCGCTGAAGAAAATCTGTTCGGATAAGATAACAATTTAGTTATCCTCCGATTAATAATAAACTCTTAAGGAGAGATAACAATGGCTGATGATTATACTCGAATAACTCGACCATATACAGACACTCCGCATACAGTTGACCACCCTACGCAAGCACAGCCGTGGGGAACAGACAACTTAGCTGCGGGGAATGAAAATCAACGTGTGGGCAGGACATCTCCTGACCTGGGGGATCTTCAACGAAGATACGACTTCGGAAACACCTACACAAAACTCAGTTTCCTGCGAGACCCCTTCCAACACCTCCTCTTAGCTGGTAAACAAAAGAAGTTCGTATCTGATAGTAAGTTTGAATACGCTATCAAACGGGCAACTAATGTCTATAAGCGTTATGGATATGTACTTGGCGTAAAGGATACTGGAGCTGCTGCTTTGGGAGCCACCGCTAGTGTTACAACTGCTGGTACAGATTGGGACACAGCAGCATTACGAGTTGTACTAAATGATGCAGGAGACGGCACAGGTTGTAAAGATGATGCCATTCCAGCAGCTGGTCAAGATGTACAGCTTCTTATTGCAGGTGACTATAAAACACATGGTAACCTAGTTAATAGGATTGGAAGAAGTGCAGACTACGCTTGTGGAGCACCACTAACTCAACCAAATTGGTTTATGAAAGACCAAGTAATCAAGATTCCTACAAGAGAAGTTGCTGGATCAGGAGCAGTCAATGGTTATGCTTTGGTTAAGATAACAGCTTCGCCCGATGTAGTTAATGTCTACGATAGTGCAGATGCAGGTGTGATAGCTACGATGGTATCAATTTATGGTATTGTTCTTAAGCGAGATAGTGGATCAACATTTC